TAATGTTAGCCACAATAAGAAAAAGATTATTAAGCAATATTGGAAAGAGCATCATACTGTAAAAACTATTCAATTTATGAAAGATGAGTTTGGATATGGGGGTTCTATTGCCAGAAGAATTATCAAAGAAATTAAAGACGAACTTAATATGCCAAATAGAATGAAAGACAATACCATTCATCAATTTAAGAATTTGAAAACCGGAGATAGTTTTAAAGGTACTAGACAACATTTTATTAAACAATACAGTATATGCTATACAACGGTTAGTGAATTAGTGCTTGGTAAAACTTTACAAACTAGGTCTGGATGGATCATATCTTAATTTTCCAAAACATAAGACCAATAACGAGAATCATCCTTACCCTGCAAATGATCCCAATAAGCACACCTAGCAACATAGGATGGGATTTTATTTTTACCGCAATTAATACTCCAGTGCTGTTCGGCCTTCTTGTATTGCTTAATTCCAGTATTGCTTTTGTTATACTTCAAATGTTCCATATCATACAAACGAAGCATATGAACATCCAAACATAGTACTCTTGCCTCATTAGGATGAATCATTTCCAAAGCAAAACTAACCTTAGCCAAACCAATACCACTAATCTTGCTCACAATAGAATCACGCTTTTTAACATGACCCTTTTTAGTGGTAAAATAAAAATCTTTAGGATTAGCCCAAAACTTTTGGGCAAAATCCCAAATATATTTAGTACGATTATTGTGCAGACCAACGCCACTCTTATGAAGTTTATCCTTTAGAAGTTCTTCATTATCAATCCATTCATTAAAATTCTTAATAGTATTATATCCAGCACAATTACCCTTCCATGTAGTATGAACACTACAGTATGCAAAGAGATAACGGCGAAAAATATCCTCAACATTTTGAGGACGCACACTCTCCCAATATTCCTTATATGCTACAACTTTATCTCTAGGAAATGTAGAAAAGAAAATATCGGCCTTGCTTTTTCTCATCTCAACAGAAGTATTTTCTGCAACAGTATTCAAAACAATCATAAAAACTCCAATGTTAGCGTTGATGCTACGATTCTACATTACTGGTATCGTCTTGTCAAGTCCGCTACTTTAGACCCTTTTGTAGAATCCTAAACTTTCTTCCAAAGACCAATCAACATTGTTGTCAATAATATTTTTAATATATTCTGGTACTGGGTATGGATTTTTATTTTGTAATTCTGGTTCTTGTCCTATTTTTTTTAGATAAAATCTATTAGATATAATATTCAAATAATTATGATAATTTTTTAAGAAAGAATCATATGATAACAATATATAATTTTTAGCAATAACTGGCATTATCTCAGACAAGTACTTATATTTTAAAGTTCTCATCTCAAATATATTTTTATATCTATTTTTAGTTTGATAGTTTCTATCTGTTAGAATTTCATTATGGTGAAAATCTGTTGAATACCATTCACTAAGTAAAAAAGATTCTATGTTTTGTAATCTATGGGGATGAATATGGTGTGGTAAATTAATCATAGCCATAATCCAATCGTATGGATTACGCACTATGCCTGTAAATAGGGTGTGTAGGCTCATCCTATGATAAGTTATGGTTTCTGGTTTACACCAACCAAAAAAATGCTTGTTATCAAAATATGATGTTCTTTCTAGTCCAAATTTTTGTTTAAAACAATTTTCTAGAAAATTTGTTCCAGAATGTCTTTCTCCAAATATAGAAATTTTGTCAAAATAAGCAACATTAGTATTGCAAATTTGTAACATAATTAAACCGTTCTAACTGATCCATGTAAAAATTTAAATGTTGGAAATCTTAGACTAATACCACCATCTTGGTTTTTTGTTTCTTCAAAATATTGAACGGTAATGATTTGTCCAAGGATATTCTTAGGATTTTGATAAAATTCTTGTCTTTGATCAATAGAGAAACCACTACCAACTCGTACAGTATATCCCTTATGATTAATCATTACACAACTCAACATAGTTTCTTCACATTCAGCACCATCTTTTACATATCGAAATGGCCCCATTTCAACATCAATAACTTCATACTCATCATCAAAGAAATTTTTAAATTTGAGCAGGTCTTTGCTACGCTTACCTTTATATGGTTCGTCAGCACGAAGCATCAAACCCTCCCAACCATATTCCTTGGCTTTTCCTGTCCACTCAGCAAAATGGTCATCGTCTTTAATAAGTTCCTGACCAAGCACACTAAGACAAGCACAAGTATTATTTCTCATCACTTCACGCAAATTGTTATACCGATGAGTATAGGTCTTGTTCTTTTCTCCCTTTTTGCTATAAAATTCATCATGAGAGATCATATCAAAAATCTTATAGGAAGGATTAGGAATGGTATGATCCTTCTTTTTAAGTTGTTTCATCACTCCTTGAAAATCTTCATTACCGTCATCATCAACAAGACAAAGTTCACCATCAAATACTACATTAGTAACGCCAAGAGCCTTAATACCGCTCCTAACGATAGCAAGAGTATCAAATTCCTTTCCCGTGCGGGAGTAGAAGGTAGTGTCACCATTACTATCAACAATACCAATACATCTAGCACCGTCAATTTTTCTGCTAACATACCAACCATCCTTCCAATCTACAAGTTTAGGCTCATATTTATCTGCCAGAGCAACACTAAACTCTGGAATATGATCAGGAATAGCCTTATTAATAATCTTGTCACCAGCACGGGTTTTCAAGTCTTTATCAATAATACAATGAATCAATTCCTCATGTTCTGAATGATGTTCAATAAAACTGTTCACAGCAGCAATAGCATCATGCCCAGTAATTCTTCGACTCTTTAGATCATCAAGCAAATCAAAGAAATTTTCGTACACGTTCTTTCTTGCTACAAGATAATTCTTCTTTTTCAAATTATCACTTGTGACATTATACTGCCACAATGGGTGATATGTATACAGTAGAATTTTCTTGGCGAATGTTGCCGATGGGTTATTAAAGATTCCGCAGTTGATCTTAATAATATCTTCTTTATCCTTAGTACTGCTAGTATTTCTGAGAGCAGAAACCATATTCCAAATGTAATCAAAATCGTGAGTCATCCAAAATCTCCTGTGGTTGACAACAGTATATCATATAGAATCGGCATTGTCAAGTAGGGTCTTGAGAATTTTTTGCCGATAGCAGATAATTTAAAGCCCTAACTAAAGATGGAATAGTATCTCCTAATACTCCCATTGATCGGTTACAATCTTCACATAACCAACCTCTAAATCTTTTAGTCTCTGGATCATGATCCAAATGCCATTTATAAGGCACAGTAAATTCTTCTGGTTTTTTACAACAGATCGGGCAAATTTCTGGTTTATCTGGTGCTACTTTTTTTAGTTTGTATCTAATTTTACTCTCTTTAGCAACACACTTTTTGCATCGTGAATCAAAACCATTTTTTCTAGATTTATGTTTAGCAAAAGACTTTCCGTTTTTTCTTTTGCCGCATTTAACACAAATTTTTCTAGTCATTATTTTGTTTATCTATTTGATTATACATATCTGATCTTTCTTGATTAGATTCTCCAGATTGTAAATCAGTATGATCATAGTCCATAATATCAGTATCGGGAGTTACCCATCTCATATTTCTTTCTGCTGTCCAAAGAGTTTCATTATATTTGCGATGTATAACTAATTCATTCTTAATAGTGAAAGATGGATCGTGCATTACTAGTCTATTATTTGGCTGAATAGCAAAATTACCATTATCCATTTTAATAAAATGACCACATTTATGTTGAGACGGAAATTCACTCAGAGTAAAATCCGTATCTCCACTATCAGTTGATCCTGCCCAATCTAGTGTAAACAAATATCTTCCAGTATATTCAACTCTCCTTCTGGAGATAAATTTACAAGTATGATTTCTTAATACTGGATAAGATGTTACAGAAACATGATACGAGAAAGAATCCCATAAAACTAATTCATCTAATTCTTGTTGTGGGCTATCAAGTTTCCAACAAAAAGCCTGAATAGGCATCCTCCACCATAATCCTCCATCTTCCATAATAAAATGAAATAGTGGTGCCTGGGCGGGAATAGAAGTCATTCCAAATATATAACATGGAAACTTTTTATCAAAAGAATCTTCTTGGTTGCGTAGAAAATTTCCACGAACATATCCACCAATAACAGGAATAGGAGTATTTAAATATGCCATATTTTTAGTGGACGAGAGGGGAGTCGAACCCCTGTCTTATCATACTTCAAATTACATTTTCTACAAGTTTATTTTGTTCATAGATTAAATGGGGTTACAGAACAAACAAGACTAATCCCATCTTACCAACTTCTCTTAACCTACAACCCGTTGGATATTGTAAGTGCAGAAGGATTTAACGACAGACTTTTGATCCCTACCCTCATTCGGTATCGCAGTCTGTTGCTACCCTTTTTTGTCAGGCAGCAAGGGCTAACTGATTTGTGCCAGTTAAAGCATTTGGTAGATTTTTAAAGTGGCCCTTCCACCAACCACTACTTGCCAATATAATCGTCTTTATGTAGTCGAAACCTTTACTCGCCCGTTCCTTTCTTTAATACACTAGGAGGATCACAAGCATTAAAAAATGGATTATTTTCTAGTCTTTCAATTTCATTTTGAATCTGTTGAAATTCCATTT